ACCAAGTTTATTTCTGTCTCTTATTCTTGAGATTTAGCAAAAAATTCTTCAACAGGTACAAGAGATATATTTAATAGTGCAACATATAAAAAAATATTCCCAAGAAAAAGTAATATATCAAGAGATCAAAATGAAAAAACACATTGGGAAACAGAAGATGGTTCTCAGTATTATTCTTCAGGTGCTGATGGTACTATCACTGGGATAGGGTGTGATATTATGCTTATAGATGATCCTTTGAAAGCACAAGATGCCAAAAGTACAACAAAAAGAAATAAAGTTAATAATAATTATACAGATACATTAAAATCAAGATTAAATGATAAAGAATCAGGGGCTATTGTTATAATTATGCAAAGACTACATGAAGATGATCTTGTTTGAATGTTAAAGGAAAAAATGCTAGATGAAACATGAGAAGATTTTGAAGTTATTACAATTAAAGCTATTGCAGAAGAAGATGAACAATATAGAAAAAAATGAGAGAGCTTTTTTCCTAAAAGGTTTCCTTTACATATATTAAACTCTTTATTAAAGGAAGATGAAGAAGTTTTTAGAACTCAATATCAACAAACCCCATCTGGAACATGAGGTAATGAATTTTTCAGAGATTGGTTTAGATATTATGATCATTTTCCAAAAGAATGAAGGACTTTTACTGCAGTAGATCCTGCATTTAAAGATAATGAGTGGAATGATTTTGTGGCTATTACGACAGGTAAAATAAGCTGATGAGATTGTTATATATTAGAACAAACTGTAGAAAGAATGCAGACCCCAGAGAGTATAGACGCTATTATAGAACATATTAGAAAATGGAATCCTGAAATGTGTTGAATAGAGGATAAATGATGACAAATAGCATATATAAACTCTGTGAAAAATAGAGTATTTAGAGAAAAGTTAACAAAATGTGAAGTATTTGAGATAAAACAAAGCGGTAGTAAAGAAGAGAAAATTAGAAGTTTAACAGATTATTATAGAAATGGGTATATTTATCATCCTCACTCTATGAAATCAACAAAAATGACACATGAGGAAAAACAAAGAAGTTTAGAAGAAATGTTGCTCGCTTTTCCTTTATGAAAACATGATGATGCTCCTGATAGTTTACAAATGCTTCTTTCAATGGTAGACTTAAAACCTAGCGTATGAATGAATAAGTATAAAGTTCCTAAAATAGTGTATAATAAAAACTGAATGCCTATAATAAAATAACTTTGACAATATATTAAAAAACAATAATATAAATATAAATAGATTTTACAAGAAGGAAACGGTCTTGTAAGATGCTTTCTGGCAATTTGGTAACCGTTTCCTCTAAGTTGTCGGAAACTATCTTATAATATAGTTTCCTTTTTTATGGCAATAAAACTTACAACAAAACAACAATGAGATATAATTAGTTATGTTAGAGATAGTTTTAATTCTAATTATCAGCCTAATTCTAAACAATATAGGGAATTAATGACTAGAGTATATGAATCTCTATCTACTTTTGAGATGCCAGATACATGAGATGTATTAACTCGTTTTAAGGTAAACAAAGCACATGAAATAGTGAATAAAGTTGTTCCTAGAGTATTTGCTAAGTCTCCTAAATTTCAAGTGTCAGCAAGAACAGATGCCTTTTATGAATGAGATGAAAAAGCAACATGAGAAACAAAAGAGAAAATTCTAAAAAGAAATCAAAAAATGATATTAGCAGTACAGGATTACCTTACTGTTTTATTTGAAGATCAGGATTTACAAGAATCTCTTAAGTTATGGGTTAAATGACAAATAGTATATGGTAACTCTTATGCTCAAGTTGTGCCTAAAATAGAAATTAAGAGGAATAAAGATAAAAATAAAAAGGTAACTGAAAAGTTAGTATGAATTAAGCCTACATTAGATATAGTGTCATGGACAGAAATGTATTATGATCCTAGATATAAGAAATTGAAAGATATGCCTTGATATATTAGGTTTATGGATTGAGTAAGGCTACAAGATTTATTTTTCACTAAAAACATTAATTGAGAACCTAAATATTTTAATTTAGACAAGGTGCAATCATTAGCTGGTAAAGAGTTTACTGATCCTGAAAGCTATAAACAACAAATATATTCTATAACTGGTGTATCTACTATTGTTTCTCAACAATGAATAGACGCAAATGCATTAAATGTTTCAATATTTGAATGAAAATATTCTCTTACAGGTGATCCTAGAGATGAAAAATTATATGAAATTACAGTGGTAGATAATGCTGTGGTAATTTGAATAGAAGAAATTACTCAATTCTCTATTGTAGATATTAAAGCACATGAAGACGTAGAGTTATTCTTTTCTACAGGTTTTGTAGCTCCTATATTAGGATTACAAGATGAATTAAACTTTCAAAAGAATGCATATGCTACATCTATTAGTAAACAATTAAATAGAAGTTATTTCTGGTGACCTGACAGCTGAGTAGATCCAACTAATTTAATAGGAGATAAGCCTTGAAATATAATTGTTTGTCCAGATGGTGTGGAGAAAGCTAAAAGAGACCTAGAAGAACAACAAAATGTACCACTCCCAAGTCAATATTTCAGTAATATGAACGATTATAATAGAGATATTAATAATTTAACGCATACAACTGATGTATCATGACAATCAGGTCAAACTTCACAAATAAACACTGCTACAGGTGCAAGAATTGCCTTTTTTGAATCAAATTCTGTTATAGCAGAAGTAAGAAAGAATTTTGAAAGAGGAGCAAGAGAATTAGCATATAAATTATTACAATGGAGTGTTGATAATCTTGAAGATAACATTGTAATCAAAAAAATAGATGGTACGTGATTTTTAGAAATCAATAAAGAGGCATTAAAAGATGCTATTGAGAGATATGAAATTAATATTGAGGCTGGCTCTAGTGCTTTTGATGAAGTAGAAACGAGAAGAGACGAAGCAATAGCTATTAAAAATATTTTAATAGAAGCAAAAAATGCATGAGCAAATGTTGATTTAGATAAAGCTATTAGAACTGTGTTAAGAAGTTTTGAATGAATTAATCCAGATGAAATTATAAAAGAAAAATTGGATTTATGAATATCTCCTGAATGATTAACAAAGTGATGAGAAGCTTGATTATTACCTCCTACAACTCCAGAAGAGCTTACAGAAAAGGTTTCTAAGGGATCTATTACAGCTTGAATTTAATATTAAATAAGGAAACATGAGTACAAATATACAAAGTGAATTAAAAAAGAAAAAAGAAAATATTAATTTATATTTAAATAAATCAGAAGATGAAAAACTATGAATATTTGCTGCACAAAAAGAGGATATTCAAAAAATACAATCTACAGAATGATTTAAGCATATTCAAATGTATTGGATTTCTCAAGAAATGGATGCTATAGGAGAAATTGAAGATGTTGATCCTGAAGATAAATATAAAGTAGCAAAGATACAAGCAAAACTTAAGATGGCGAAAAAATTTAATATGTATTTGAATACTAGACTAAAAAACTAATTTGAGTATTGATTCTGCTTCCTAGGAGGCAGGAATGAATACTTAAACAGTATTCAGGTTTAATTTATAATTAGTTTATTATGGACTTAGATAATAAGGTGGAACAACCTAATACGGACTCTCCTAATGAATCTAAACAACCTGATACTAATAACGGAAGTCAAACTTTCGATTTAGGAGACGGAAACAAGGTTACATTGGATGAGTTGAAAAAAAGTCATTTAGGATATAAAAACCTACAGGCTGACTACACAAAGAAATCTCAGGAACTTTCAGAATTAAAAAATAATGAAAATAATCTTAGTGATGATGATGTGGCAGCTATTGAGGCTCTTAAAAAAGCATGATTTGCAACGGTCGACCAACTTAATGCATTTCAAAAAGAACAAGCAGAAAAAGAAGAATATTCTAGTTTTGCTTCAGCCACAGATCTTTCAGATTCTCAACTGAATATGGTTAAAGACTTGAAAAAAGTAAATCCTAATAAATCTTATTGAGAAATAGCAAAAGATTATTGATTAATCGATGAAGCAAAACTCAATAAAGTAAAGGGGAGTATGGGTATTAAATGAAATTCTTTTGCTTTACCTGAAAAGGAAGAACCATATAAAGTAGATGTAACCAAAGCTGGATATAATCCAGAACAAGCTGCTGAAGTAGCTAAAATAAAATTTTAATTTAATAAAACTAATATATGGCTAAAATATATAGAATATATAATACAGATATATCACATAACACAAAAGTGTTAGAAAAAGCATCTGCTACAGTTATACCTGAAGGTTCTTTAGTTGCATTAGATGCAGGAGGACTAGCAATTATAGCTACAGCTACTAGTACAGCTGTTGCATATTGTGAAACTGGTGGTGCTGATGGAGAAACTGAAATTATTGTTGTAAACGATGATAGATTAATTCTATCTGGTACTGCTAACGCAAACTTTGCAAAAGCAAATAGAGGTACAGAAGTGGATATCACTACAACAACTCAATTAATTGACTTAGGAGCTTCACTTACTGATGTATTAAAAGTTCTTCCTTCAATTGATGCTGGAACTGTTGGTGAAACAACTGATGTAAGAGTAAGAATTAATAAATCTTTATAATTTTATAATTTAATTTAATATAATATGCCTAGCGGAAATTTTACGGCACATCAACAAGAAAGAGTAAAAGAATCTTTCAAACAATATACTGATGTAGCTATGGTAGAAACTGCGGTTTCTAAATTATTCAATGTAAATAACTCAAATGACTATGATAGAGGTTATACTACTATTGAAGGTGCTGATACAGTTGGATACTTTGATGAACAAGAACATCTTAAAAATCTTTCTTTAGAAGAAGGTTATGAAGCTACTGGTTCTTCAAGAGAATTTGGTGGAGAAGTAACTATTACTAAAAAAGAAAGACTTAAAGCTAAAGATGATACTACAATTTTTAATAAAGTTGTAGATGAAAAAATTCCTGCTGCTACAGCAAGAATGATGTCTTTTATTGAAATAGAAGGACATAAATTATTTAATGATGGTTTTACTGGTTCGGAATTTTTAGCTCCAGATGGAAACCCAATATTTGGTTCTCATACTTGGAACTCTTCAACTGCAACATTTGATAATGGTGTAACAGAAGTATTCAGTGCTACTGCATTAGATAATCTTGAAGAATATGGATGAGCGTTTACTGATGCATTCGGTGTACCTATGCCTTTAACATTTAAAACTTTAGTTGCTAAAACTGGTGGTTCTGCTTCAAGAGCAATCAAAAAACAATTAGAAGAAAACAATGGTGTTGGTTTAAAAATGGTTGCTGAAACTACTGCAAATGTAAATATTTACATTTGAGGTAGATATAACTTAATTGAAACTCCATATATTACTTCTGGTACTGCTTGGTTTGCACACGCTGTTAATCAAC